CTACCAGGTCCGGGCGGCCGGCCAGCCAGGCGCGGCCACGCCGATCACCACGTACCCGTCCACGGTGCGCGGCCTCATGTACGCCGCGGGTACGGTGGCCCGCGGCAACGGCATGAGCCTGGACCTAGGCGTGGTGCGCGACTCGACGCTCAACCGTACGAACGACTTCACCGCGCTGTGGATGGAGGACTGCCACCTGATCGCCCAGTTCGGGCACCAGGTGCGCGAGTACACCATCAACATCTGCCAGGACGGCACGACCGGCGCCGCCGACCTGACCGCCTGCTGCTGATCGCAGTCTGATTCGCCGCGTGGGATCGAACACAGTGCGCAGTAGCAGCGACGAGAGGGGGTGACGCGAGATGGCCGGACCGAAGATGCTCGTGCCACCCCCCTCGTTCGACCCCCGCAACTTCGGGCTGCTGACCACCGTGCAGGCCCGCTACGACGAGCCCGACCAGCACTGGCGCAACGGGGTCATCTGGCAGGACATCTGCGGCCTGGGCGGCAACACCTTCGACCCGTACTGCCTGACCACCACGTCCATCCCGGTGTCGGGCGCGCCACCCGCGCCCAAGGCCGACAACATCGACTGGAACACCTACGGGGCCATCCCTTTTACGGTGTTCGCCGAGGTCGACTGCTCACCGGTGGGCTACAGCCAGGAAGAGCAGCGGGCCCGGGCCATGGACGCGCTGACCCGCACCGAGGCCTACCAGGTCGAGAACGCGTTCTGGACCGGGACGGCCGGCGGCAGCGCCAACCAGGTGTACCCGCATCTGGCGGCCTCGGCCGCCGTGCAGGACACCACGCTGCTGCCGGTGGTCAACCTGCAGTGCGCGGCGACCGCGGTCTCCGGCACCACCGTCCTGGACATGGTCGAAGCGCTCGGCCGGCTCGAAGCCGCCCTGGCCGCCTGCTACCAGGGCAAGGGCGTGATCCACGTCCCGGTCATCCTGGCCACACAGTTGTTCCAGTGGAACCTGGTCAAGGTCGACGGGGCGCAGTTGCGCACGCAGACCGGCAACCTGGTCGCCATCGGTGGCGGCTACCCGGGGACGGCCCCGACCGGCGTGACCCCCAGCAACGCCGTGTGGATCTACGCCACCGGGCCGATCTTCGCCTACCGCTCGGCGGCGTTCACGTTCAAGTTCGCCGAGCAGCTCGACCGTACGGCGAACACGCTCAAGACGATCGCCGAGCGGACCTACGTGCTCGGGTACAGCTGCTGCTGCCTGCCCGCCACCCCGGTCAGCGTCGGCGGCGACATCACCGGCCAGCCTCTCTCGGCGTTCTAGGAGTAGCCCATGTCGACCGCATTGGTCTGCGCCAGCCCGATCGAGGGGCTGGTCCTGCGGATCACGAAGCTCAACGCCTGCGGCGTGCCGATCACTGGCACCGGCGGCGTCGCGACGCCCGCGTCCGGGTCGGCACAACTCGTCATGGACGGGTTCGCCGAGGTCACGCCGTCGCCGCAGTACGACACCGGCGACCGGGTCATCACCCGCAAGGCCAACGGGACACTGTGCCAGAACTTCAAGATCCCGGACCAGTACACCAACGACGAATTGACCATGAACTTCTGCGTCTGGAACCCCGGACTCATCCCGCTGACCATCGCGGGCCGGCTCCTGACCGCCACGCTGTCCCCGACCGGCTCCGGGTTCGCCCGGGGCACGTGGGCGAACATCACGGCCGCCCACTGGTCGCTCGAGGTATGGCAGGCTCCGCCGCAGGCGTGCGACTCGTCCGGCGTGGTCTACTACCCGTACCACGCGTGGCCGCACATCTCGGACGGGAAGATCGGCGACTTCAACATCAACCTGGACGCCAACATCCTGTCGATCATGGGCAACACGTACGACGCCAGCCCGCTGTGGACTGTCGGCAACACCTACCTGGGCGGGACGGGCCAGGTAGTTCTGGGCGACCACCACCTCTACAACCTGACCAACCAGGTCCCGCCACCCAGCGCGTGCTTCATCGCCGACTACCCGTGATCTAGAGTTGTCCTCAGGCCCGGCCAATACCCACGGGGGTGGCCGGGCCTGAGTTCTGAGAGGGGGTCGAGCGTCGATGACCAGCCCCACGCCCACGCGCGGGCCCTGCGAGCCGTGGACTCCGACCTGGTGCTGCAATCTCACCGCCGCGTCCATCCCGCTGACCGGGGCGGCCGTGCAGGCCGCCACCGAGATCCTGTACAACCGCAGCGGCCAGCAGTTCGGCGTCTGCACCTTCACCATCCGGCCCTGTCGCGAGAACTGCTACGACGACGTCTTCTGGGGCTCATGGGGCGGCGGGGGCTGGGGCTCCGGCGGCTGGTTCGGTGGCGGGACGTGGCCTCAGCCGGCCCTGATCGGCGGCTCCTGGTACAACCTCACGTGCGGCGGCTGCGGGGGCTCCTGCTCGTGCACGCCGCTGTCGGTGGCGCTCATGCCGTCCCCGGTCGCGTCCATCGTCGAGGTGAAGCTCAACGGCGCGGTGCTGGCCGCGTCGGGGTACCGGGTCGACAACTTCCGCGAGCTGGTGCGCCTCGGCGGCTTCACCTGGCCGGTCTGCCAGGACATGACCCTCGCGGACACCGAGGACAACACCTGGTCCGTCACGTTGCAGGTAGGCCAGGCGGTGCCGGCGATCGGCGCCCTCGCCGTCGGCGAACTCGCCTGCGAGATCATGAAGGCCTGCCTCGGGGAAGCCTGCGCCATCCCGCGCAACGCCAGCACCGTGACCCGGCAGGGCATTACCATCGACTTCCCGTCGATCTACGAGCTGCTGGACCGCAAGCTGCTCGGACTCTACGCGGCCGACCTGTTCGTCTCGACGTACAACCCGCACGGGCTGACCGCGGCGCCCATGGTCTACGACGTGGACGGCGAGTCCTGGCGTCGGGCCGGGACGTGAGGCCGCGATGAGCAGCATCTTCGCCGGGGTCGCGCCGACCGCCTCGGGCGGCAGTGGCGGGGCGGCCAACGAGGGCATCGACTTCGTGGCCGCGCACACCGGCACGATCGACGCCGTGCAGTGGTGGATGGCTCCGGCCGGCGGCCCGGCCTCGGTGACCGCGGTCCTGTACGACACCCAGACGCAGCTGCCCCTGGACTCGGTGACGGTGGCCGGCGCGGGCCTGGTGGCCGGCGCCTGGAACGCCATCCCGCTGACCGCCCCCTACGCGATCACTCCGGGCAAGCTCTACACCGCCTCGTGCTTCATCACCGCCGGCAACAACGGCTTCAGCGCCGGCCTGCTCGGCAACCACGTCTTCAACGGGGCCGGCGACCTGACCGGCCTGTTCCGCACCGGTCGCTTCGACAACGGCGCCGTCGCGGCCTTCCCGGGCACGAAGCTGCCTGACGCGTTCGGCGTGGACGTCGAGTTCACCCAGACACCGACCTGCCCCGAGTGCCCGCCCTGCCCGCCGACCACCGGCTTCCTGATCAACCTCACGTCCCCGGGGTTCGTCAACGTGGTGACCGGGGTGGGCCAGTGCGTCGTCGAGGCGCTCGACCAGACGCCGGCCGGCGCACCCTGTCGTCAGTGCCTGCTCCTACCGACCATGCAGATCCCGTGGGACAACTGCGGGCCCTGCGATGGGACGGAGTGCTCGGGTCAGGTGGCGGTGGCCATCCGCGAGGTGTACGGGTCCGGCCAGTTCCCGACGCCGCTCAATGGCGCTTCCTGGCGCAAGTGCAGCCACCGCTACGAGGTGGTCCGGGCGGTGGTGTCGGTGACGCGCTGCGTTCCGGCCATGTCCGAGACTGGCCAGCCGCCCGACTGCTCGGCCGAGCTGGCCGCCGCGGTGACGCTGGAGAACGACCGGACCGCGGTACGCCAGGCCATCGCCTGCTGCCTGTCCGCGGCCAACCTGGCCACCCCGTACTGGGTGTCGGAGTGGGTGATCGGCGGCAGCGTCACCGTGGGCGAGCTCGGCGGGTGCGCCGGGGTGGAGACGGAGTTCTTCGTCGGCGTTCAGTCCTGCCTCTGCCCGAACTGACGGGGCGGCCCATGGTTCAGGTCCATTTCACGCACCGGCTGAACATAACCGCCATCAACCAGCTCCTGACCGGGCCACAGGGCGGGGTGGCCCAGGACATGCTGCGCCGCGGCCTGCTCGTCGAGACCCAGGCCAAGCGCAACATCTCCGGCGTCGGCGGCCCGAAGCGCGTGGACACCGGCCGCCTGCGCGCCTCGATCAACACCCAGCTGGTCGTACGACAGGGCAAGCCGATCGCGGTGGTCGGCACCAACGTCTTCTACGCTCGGTGGGTCCACGACGGCACCGGGCTCTACGGGCCGCGCGGGTCCAGGATCAGACCACGCAGCGCCCGCGCGCTCGTCTTCCCGTCGAAGAAGTTCGGCAAGAAGAAGGGCAAGTTCAAGGGCAAGGTGGTCGTCGAGTCGACTCGCGGCATGCCCGGCAACCCGTTCCTGCGCAACGCGCTCAGTGCCGCGCGGGGATGACGACCAGCCGACCGCCTCGGCGTTCGATCTTCTCGGCAAGCTTCGCCTTGCGTCGCTTCCAGCGGTCGTCGTCATCGACATCTTTGAAGAAGAACCAGTTTGCGATCTGGCAGGTGTGAGCGAACGTGTTCCAGCCGATCATCTCGCCGGCCATGACGTGGTTGGTGATGAGCACGGCGACCGCCGACAGGTAGAACGGGCGCAACTCGGCCCAGAGACCGCGGATCAGCCGGCTGTGGTAGCCGGCACCCCTCAGGGTCGACAGAGCCATTCCGCTCAGGGTCCAGGTTGTCGTAACGGCTGCGGCGGCGAAGGCGATGAGGATGCGCATCGTCACGCCACAGCCCTCAGCTTCGGCCGACCGAAGCGACGCGGCAGGCTGGCGCGGTACGGCAGGCGTATGACGTTGTCCGGCGTCGTCCACATCGCCCCGCAGCCCGGGACGCTGCAGACGTGAGTGGGTCCCGGAGTGAGTGGGTCGTGGTGGCCTTCGATCGAGCCACAACGGCAGTCGGCGAGGCGTGAGGCGCAGGGGCTCGGGACGGTCATGTCCCTCATGGTAGACGCCAGACCTAGTGACGTGTCAAGTGGACATACCATGGCGACCATTCGCGATCTAGACTCCTCGCATGACCACACCCGATGCAGCGGCGTCCGGCACGCCGGACTTCACGATCAAGCGTGAGCCCATCACCTTCACCATCGACGATGACACGTTCAGCGCGCCCGCCCTCACCTCTCCGATCACGCTCAAGAAGCTGGCGGGGGTGGCCGGGAAACTCGGGGACCTCGGGGCGCTGAGCGACCTGGATGGCGTCGCGGCGGCGATCGACGCGCTCGGCGGCATCATGGCCGCGCTCATGCCGGGCGCGTCCGGCGAGCTGTTCAAGGCGCGGCTGGCCTCGGAGGGCGGGGACGGCCAGCCTCCCCCGATCGACCTGTTGCTGCAGGGCCTGCCCGCGTTCTACTACCTGATGGAGCGCAAGGGCCTGCGCCCTACGACGCCGTCCTCGGACTCTTCAGGTGGGCCGACGGACGGGCAGACGAACACCCCGAGCGATGGCACCTCTTCAACGGCTGGTGCATCGCCAACGGACTCGGGCCAGCCTTCGGCCCTGGCCACGGTGGACTTGATCTCCCCGACTGGCTTGATCTGATCCACCACTACCTGCTCCTGCACGCGGAACCGGAGAAGCATGTCGCGATCACCCGAGCCCTGACCGGCGAACTGGGCACCTGGCGCAGGCTCATGCCCCAGGCCGTCCAGGCGCCGCCGTCGAGCCTGCCCCGACTGCCGCCCTGGTCCCGCCTACGCTCCGCCGACATCGAACGCATGAACCGGGCCCGCGCCGCGGCCGCCGCAACGAAGTAAGGCCAGCAAACCGCCACGGGGGTGGCCATGGGTCAGCCGATCGATACCGCTGAAGTCGAGATCGTTCCCGACTTCAGCGACTTCGCGCGCCAGCTCAAGGCCGGCATCGACCGCGCCATGCGCGACGTGCAGACCTCCATCACCCAGGCGTTCGCGCGGGTCGAGGACGCCGCGGGCCGGGCCGGTGCCGATGTGGGCCGCGAGTTCCAGTCCGGCGGCGAGCGCGCCGAGATGGCCTTCCGTGAAATGTCCACTGTGGCCAAGCGCGAGTTCGCCGAGGTGGACGTCGCGGCCGGGGTCTCGGCCGGCGGCCTGTCCAGCAAGTTCGCCGGGGCGCTGGGGCTGGTCAAGGCCGGCCTGATCGGGGTGGGGCTGGCGGCTGGCGCGGGCCTGGCCGCGATGACGGCGTTCGGGCTCAAGTCGGCGGCCAGCCTAGAGCAGAGCACGGTGGCGTTCACGTCACTGCTGCACTCTGCCGAGGAGGCCAAAAGCTTCCTGACCCAGCTGCAGGACTTCAGCGCGGCCACGCCGTTCGAGTTCCAGCAGGTCGTCGGCGCCTCGCAGCGCCTGCTCGTCCTGACCCAGAGCCTCGGCCAGACTAAAGACGCCGTCATCCCGCTGCTGACCACGATCGGCGACCTGGTCAGCGTCACCGGCGGCAGCGCCGAGTCCATCGACAGCGTGGTCCGCGCGCTGTCCCAGATGGCCAGCAAGGGCAAGGTCTCCCAAGAGGAGATCATGCAGCTGGCCGAGGCCCTGCCGGGCTTCAACGCCAACGCGGCCATCGCCGGCCAGCTCGGCCTGTCCGTCTCGGACACCCTGGCACTGATCACCGCCGGTGGCGTCGACGCCACGACGGGCATCAATGCCCTGGTCGCCGGCATGTCGGCCTTCCCGGGGGCGGCCGGGGCGATGGCGGCCCAGGCCGGGACCCTGACCGGCGTGTTCTCGACCTTCAAGGACACCATCGGGATCGCCCTGACCGGGGCGTTCCAGCCGGTCATTCCGGAGATTAAATCGGCCCTGTCGGAGCTGACCCCGGTGATCGGGGCGGCCGTCGGGCAGCTGGCGCCGAGCCTCGGTGGCGCGCTGTCGGCGATCCTGCCGCTGGTCGGCAAGCTGATCCAGGGCATCGTGCCGATCCTGACCCCGATCCTTGACGCGCTCGGGCCGGTTCTTGACGCGATCGGGCCCGCCCTGGTGCCGCTCGGGGAGGCCATCGGCGAGCTTGTCGTCGCCCTCGCCCCCGTGCTCCCCGTGCTGGCCGAGTTCATCGGGGTGCTGGCGCTGCTGGCCATCCCGATCATCAAGCAACTGGCCAACGTCCTGGCCCCGCTGACGCCGGTCCTGAACTACATGGCCAAGGCCATCGGCGAGGTCGGCAAGGCCCTCGCCATGATCAACTGGCACGAGGTGGGCCAGGCCATCGTCGGCTGGACCGTCGACGCCTGGAACGCCGTGGTCAAGTTCTTCCACGGCATCGGCGACTTCTTCGACAAGTTGCCAACCTGGGCGACCATGGCCGGGACCGATCTGCGAAACAAACTCCTGTCGTTCCTGGGCGAGGTCGTTGCCTACGTCCAGAGCCTCCCAGGGCGGTTCTTCGACGCCCTGGGCAGCGCGATCGGTGGCATGATCCAGGCCGGCAAAGATCTGGTCGGCGGCATCTGGTCCGGCATCCAGAGCATGGGGTCCTGGCTCTGGAACAAGGTCTCCGGCTTCGTCTACGACAACACCATCGGGGCGGCCAAGCGGGTGCTGGGCATCCACTCGCCGTCGTCCGTCTTCGCCGACCAGGTGGGCACGCAGATCCCGGCCGGCATCGCCGAGGGCGTCAACGCCGGGATGGCCGACCTACAGGGGCTGATCAGCCCCATCGTGCCCAGCGGGAGCGGGGCCGCCGCGGCGGGCGGCGGCATCGGGGGCATTACGATCAACGTGAACGTCAACGGGTCGGCCACCGCCGACGACGCCCGGCGCATCGGCGCGGCGGCCGGCGAAGGCGTGCTCGCCGCCCTGCGCCGCCGCAACATCGGACTCGCCGTGAGGACTGCCTGATGGGGAACTACAACCCGCGCCAGCCCTACATCCTCGGCGAGGAGTGGGTCCCGATCCGCGACGAGCGGCTGATCTACTCGCCCAACGTCAACTCCGTCGAGCTTGGCACCGCATTCACCCTGGCCACCGCCCGGCAGGTCCGCACCGCCCGGTTCTACGTCAATACGCTGCAGCCCACCACGCAGGCGTTCCAGACGGCACTGGTCAACATCTACCCCTACGGCCTCGAAGACCAGACTGGCCCGATCCGCGAGGTCATCATCCCGGTGACCTCGGCGCAGACGACCGGCTCGAACATCTCCTTCGCGGGCGGAGCGGCCAGCGGCGAGGCCGCGCTGGCCATCTCCGGCGACGGCACGGCGATCGAGTTCGACTACAACGCCACGGTCGCTCAGGACGCCGCGTTCTGGTTCGGGGTCAGCGCCTACCCCGAACTGGCCAACAAGCGCATTCTCAATGTCTCGCTGGTCTATACCGGCCACATCAACGATTTGGACGCCGCACAACTCGCCACCGCGTTCGTGGATCCCGATCCTGCCACCCTGCTGACCAACCTCAGCCAGCGCAACGACCTCGGCAATGCCCAGCAGTTCACCCCGCCCACGTTCTACGCCAATACCGGCGTGCTCACGCTGGCGACCTCGGTGGACAACTCCACCTTGTCGAGCAGCTCGGCCCAGACCATCGAGGCGTTGAGCCTCGGGGACATCAACAGCTACTACGAGACCGCCCCGAGCTCAGGGTCCAGCGGACGCCTACGCCGGCCGTGGCGCTACGCCGACCTGCTCAAGTTCGAGCAGACCTACGGGTCCGGGCGTCAGCACATCTGGCTGCGCGTCCAGTTGCCGACCACCGCGGTCAGCGTCATCAACCCGGCCTACCCGCAGCTGTGGCTGGACTACCTGGCCATGCGGGTCATCTACTGCGAAGAGAAGCGCGTCGCCTATGGCGCCCAGCGCTTCAGCTACGCCTACGGCGTCAACCAGGTCTCCATGTACGACCTGAACTTCAACGCCGACCCGGTGTTGCCGGCCGGGCAGTACCTGCCCACCCTGTCCTGGGTCAACCCCGGACAGGTCGACTACGGGCAGGCCGCCAACGGAGACTTCCCAGACCTCAACGCCCTGCGTGAGCTCTACCAGGTCCCCAGCCACCCCGGCGTGCAGGTCAACGTGCCGTTCCCGCTCGCCGAGCGCCTCGGCGACACGTTCGTGTCCGAGGTCACGCACATCCTGCCGCAACTCTCCCTGCACGCCAGCGGCGGAACGCTGACCGAGCCGCACGTCTACGGCCGCCAGGTCGCCGCCCAGGTGTACGGCGTCAACACGGCCACCCAGGAGATCTACGACGACATCTCCGGCGTGGCCGCGTCCTACCCGCAGGTGCGCTACTACGCCCGCCGCTTCGGCGACACGACCATCCCGCTGACGCTGACCGGGGTCGGCGTGCTGGCCGGCTCGACCGCCGCTATCACCGTGGCCGACTTCGACGCCCTCACCGAGATCCTGGACGGTTGGAAAGAGGTCACCCTCCGCTTCGCCACCCCGCCCAGCATGGGCACCGTCGCCGGCAATCCCGGCTGGACCTGGTCGGCCGTAAGCGAGACGTCGGGAAACCGGTGGGAGATCCTCGGCGCCAGCGCGCCCGCGGTGTCCGGCACCCCCGGCAACCGCTACAACCTCGCGCCGCTGGCCGACCGCCTCGGGACGGCCACATACCAGCCGCCGGCCGGCGACACCGTGGAGCTCACCTGGATGCCGCAGGGAATCTCCACCCCCTGGGTCACCGGGGCGGCCGTGGACGCCGGCAGCGACGCCGTGCTCATCTTCAGCCAGGACCCGCCCACGGTCACCGGCCTGGCGCTCTCTCAGCTCACCCAGGCCGTCTCCGGCATCGGCGCGCTGTGCGGCTCCACGCCCTGCTGCATCCCCACCGGCATCGGCTACCACCAGGTGTCCTGGTCGGCCCAGACCGCCCTGCCCGTGTCCGGGTTCGGCGCCTACGAGTTGCAGCGCTGGGACTCCGTCACCGGCGGGGACTTCGCCACGATCATGCTGTCGACCACGGCGTCCGGCACCAGCTTCCGCGACTACGAGGCCCGCGTCGGCGTCACCGCGGTGTACCGGATACGCACCTTGAACGTGCTGAACTTCGCCGGTCTCTGGTCGACCTACGTCTCCGGCGCCCCGCCGGCCCCCGGCGTGACCGGCGGGTGCGGCAGCCAGGACGGCGTGCTGATCTTCACGTCGAACTCGTCGCAGGCCGGCGCCGACAACGCCGCCTACGTCATGCAGTGGGACAACACGCCCAACGAGAACTTCGACCTGCCCGAGTCCGACATGGTCACCTTCCAGCCCATGTACGGCCGGGACGGCTCGATCGCCTTCCACGGCACCGAGCGCGGCCTCGAGGAGTTCAGCCGGCAGGTACTGCTGGCGGCCGGCGCGATCGCCCTGCCCAGCCTCGCCGACGCGTCCGACATCCGCGACCTGGCCTGGGCGCAACTGCCCTACGTCTGCGTACGCGACGACCGCGGCAACCGCTGGTTCTCCAACGTGCGCGTGAACGGTGTCAACGCGCGCAACAACGCCCAGAACTACACGGCCAGCGTGGCCGTCACCGAGACGACCCGCACCCCGCACCCGGTGCAGCCGTGACCAACCCGCTGGCCACTCCTGGCGTCGGGTCGGCGTGGCCGGGCGGCCGGGCGCTGACGACCCTGCCGGCCAACCCGGCGCTGGACCTCTCGGTCGCCGTCGGCCAGATGACCTACACCTACCGCTTCGCCCTGTCCGATGGGGTATCCGGCGAGGTGCTCGGCGACATCCACCCCGTTCGCACCGGCACGCTGACCCACGACACCAGCCGCACCACGAAGCGCTCCCTCAGCCTGAACCTGGGGAAGGCCGATACCGCCGCGGTCAACACCGCGACCGACCGCATCGACGTCTTCATGACCATCCCTGGCGCCCGCAACCCGGACCGCACCGACGGGGACTGGCCGCTCGGGCGCTACCAGTTCGTCGACGACTCGCTGCGCCAGTTCTCCTCCGGCGTGCTCTCCGACCCGCAGCTCACCGACGAGATGTTCCTGGTCGACCAGGCCATCCTGCGGGGCATCTCCGGGACGGGACGCGGCGTGGTCGCCGTGCTGGTCGACCTGCTCGGCGAACTGCCCATCACGTTCGACGTCGAGCCGTGCCCCTTCATCTCGGCCGACTCGTGGGGTATCGGCACCTCGCGCGGCCAGATCCTCGACGCGCTCAGCGTGGCCGGCGACTACTGGTCACCGTGGTTCGACAACCTCGGTGTGCTGCGCTTCCGACGTACCTTCGACCCGGCTGCCGCGGTCGCCGACATCGACATGGACGCCGGGTACCGGGTCATCCGTGACGACATCGTGCGCACCAACGACCTGCTCTCCTCGCCCAACACGATCATCGTCACCTCCAACAACGCGGCCTCGGCCGACCCGGTGGTGGGGGTGGCCACGGTCCCCGTGAACGCGCCCAACTCGGTGGCCAACCGCGGCTTCGCCATCTCCCGGGTGCTCGACCTGCAGCTGTCCGACGCCACCCAGGCCCAGGCCGTCGCCAACGGACTGGTCCAGCGTCAGGCCATCTTCGAGCAGGTCGCGCTGTCCACGCCGGCCGACCCGCGCCACGACGGGTACAACGTGATCCGCTGGCAGGGCGAGAACTGGTTGGAGCTCGCCTGGTCCATGCCGCTGCAACCGGGAGAGCCCATGACGCACCAGATGCGCCGGTCCTACCTGCGGGCCGGGTCATGACCGGGCCCGCAGCCGACGCCCAGGCCACCGTCCAGGCGGTCCAGGAGAACGCCCAGCGTCTCGGCCTGGTCTGGACCCGCAAGCGGGCCACCGTGACGGCCGAGGATCCACCCATGGTGGTCCTGGACGGCGACACCGAACCCATCGCGGCCACCTCCATGGTGGGCCCGCTGGGAGCGGGTCAGCGTGTGTACGTGGATGTCGTGCCGCCCAGTGGGAACTTCGTCTCCGGCATCTACGAAGTCGAAATGGTGCGCGCCCGGGCCATCGGGTTCGCGCTCGCGGTCGGTGGGTTCACTGTCGTCAACTGGACCACGCTAGACGACAACGTGGGGGGCTGGGGCACGATCCCGACCACGTCGTTCGTCGTGCCCGTCTCCGGTGTCTACGCCATCACAGCCATGATCGTCATGAACGACCCCGGCGCAGTGGGCTCCCTGCAGAGCATCGCGATCACCGTAGGCGCGTCCCGGGGCTGGCCAGCGGTGACGTACACCAGCTATTGGAGCCTGACCGGCGCGGGAGAGAACAACAACGTTGCGTCAGCAACGGTGTGGTGTGACAAGGGGAGCACGATCATGGTGTTCGTACGTCAGAACAGCGCGGGGAGCACTCCGTCCTCGGCCTACCTCACCGCGGTGAGGGTCTGATGCGCCGGTTCGCCGTCATCCTCGCCCACAACCGGCCCGAGCTGCTCTGCGAGACCTGGTGCGCGATCGGGCCGCAGGTAGACATGGTCCTCGTCATCGACAACGCCAGCACGCCGCCCGTGGACGCCGACCCGCTGCATGCGGACGGCTGGGCCACCGCGGTGCTCCGCATCCCCGACCAGCCGCCCAACATCGCGCGCATGTGGAATGTCGGCATCGCGCGCGTCATCGATGTGCACGAGGCGCAGGCCGGCGACGCGAAAGGGCGCCCGTTCATCGCTGTGCTCTGCGACGACGCGCCACCCCCGCCGGGCTGGTTCGACGCGGTGACTCAGGCCATGGTCGAGACCGGGGCGGTCGTGGGGGCGTCGGCGCCGGCCATGTTCAGCTTCGCCGGAGCGCCGCGGATGAAGCGGGAGCGCGACAGCGACCTGGCCGGGCGTATGCCGGGGTGGGCCTGGATCCTCGACCCGGTCAGCCCGGTGCGTCCGGACGAGCGGTTCGAGTACTGGTGGGGGGACACAGATCTTGACGTCCAGGCGCGGGGGGCCGGCGGGATGGTGTTGATTGGCAGCCATCCCGTGCCCAACCTCGTACCGGACGGCTGGACCGGGCACATGGCCGCGCAGGTCGCCGTCGACTCGCAGCGCTTCGTCGACAAGTACGACGGCTGGCGGCCCTGGTAGCGGCGGACGAGAGAGGGAGGGCGCCGCGCCCACCCCTGGGAACACGACGCCCTCAGGTCGCCTCGACCCGGGTGTCCAAGCCGTCCGCTTCCGGGGGAGGTGCGGCGGTCGAGGCGACGATCTTGGTACGCCCCGACCGCCGCTGAAACAGCACGGCCGGGGCTGGTCAGAGCTTCTACATCCCTGATTGCCGCTGAGCCTAGGGCGGACCTGGTGACGCGTCAAGTGGTCTGATAGCGTCACGACCATGAAGCTGCCGCCCCCGCCGACCATGACCCGGCACCAGTTCCTCGCCCGTCTGCACGAAGCCCTGGCCCCCGTCGAGGTCTACCTCGAGGTCGGCGTCCAGACCGGCGGGTCACTGCATCTGGCCCACGCCGCCGGGGTGGCCTACGGGGTAGACCCGAACCCGATGCTCGCGCCGGAGTTCCACCGCGGCAACCAGAGGGTCATCGCCGAGACCTCGGACGCGTGGCTCGGCTGCACGTCCTGCGAGCGGCCGACCATCGACTTCGGCTTCATCGACGGCTCGCACCTGATGGAGGACGCCCTGCGCGACTTCATCTACATGGAGCGGCACTCCCGGCCGTCCACAGTGGTCGTGTTCGACGACGTGCTGCCCTACAGCCAGGACATCGCCTGGCGCACGCAGCCCCCGGGCGACTGGACCGGCGACGTGTTCAAGATCATGGCCGTGCTGTCCGAGCACCGACCCGACCTGACCCTGCGCCTGGTCGACGTCGCGCCGACCGGCGCGCTGGTCGTCACTGACCTGGACCGCCGCAACGTGACGCTGGAGAAGCAGTACGACCGCATCGCGGCGGAGTGGCTGCCGCGCCACCACGTCCCCGACGCCATCCTGAACCGCGACGGCGCCGGCGGGCCCGAGGACGTCATCGCGGCCGTGGTGGCCGACCTGGACCGCATCAAGAAAGGCGTACGCGCGTGAAGATCATGGTGACCGGCGGGGCGGGGTTCATCGGATCCCACGTGCGTGACTGGGCGGAGCGGGCCGGCCACGAGGTCGCCTTCTTCGACAAGCGCGAGGGCAACGACATCCTTGGCGACCTGGGCGCGATGACGCGCTTCGCGCCCGACGCGGTCATCCACCTGGCCGGCGTGCTCGGAACGATGGAGCTGTTTGAGACCGTCGAGGACGCCATCGAGAAGAACGTCCTGGGCTCCTACCGCGTCGCCCAGTGGTGCTCGGCCAACGACGCCCAGTACGTCGGCATCCTCGTCCCCGATGTCTTTCCGTCGATCTACTGCGCAACCAAGGTGGCCGCACACCGCATCACCTCGGCCATGACCGCGGCCGGGCGCCTGCGCTCGTCGCACGTCATCGCCTACAACGCGCACGGGCCCGGCCAGGCGTACGGCGTAGGCCACCCACGGAAGTTCGGCCCGACCTTCTCCATCGCGGCCTGGAACAACCAGCCCATCCCGATCTGGGGGGACGGCTCTGCGCTCGTCGACCCGGTGCCGGTGTCCGTCGTGGCCCGCATGCTGGTCGACGCCTGCGGCTTCGGCAACGACGAGGTGTTCGACGGCGGGCTGGGCATCGAGGTCACCGTCCAGGAGATCGCCGAGGAGGTCCTGAAGATCACCGGGTCGACCGCCGGCATCGCCTACGAGCCGATGCGCATCGGCGAGACCCCGACCAACGTGGCGGCTACGGGGCGCGGCTGGAATCTGCTCGACTGGCACCCGAGCGACATGGTCCCGGGGCTGATCGGCGGCGGCGGCGGGTGGCAGGGCGCGCTGCGCGAGACCGTCGAGTCGTACCGTGACGTGCCGTTCGTCGGCGAGTACGCGTCCGGGTTCCCGCGGCGATGAGCGAGCGCTACGAGGTGCCCGGCACCGAGGGAAGTCTCGGCCCGGACCCGGGTCAGTACGGCAAGCCGCACGTGTATGCGCGGGACGTCCAATCTGGCGCCGGTAACTGCGTGTGCGGTCACGCGCTTGGTGATCGTCGGCATACAGAGGCCGCGCCCGGCGTGCCGATTCCGATGGAAATGCGCTGGACGACTTGGCCACCGACGACGGGTGTTTGGTGATGAACGTAGATGTTGAGTTCTACCGTCAGCCCGGCGGCTGGTACTTCGCGATCTACCCGACCGACGGTAGCGCCCAGCTGCTCGCGAACGGATCTCGTCGAACCAAGTTCTTCGCTCGCATGGCTCTATGGCGCGCGTATCGGAAGCTGCGCCAGTCGTGAAGCTCGCGCTCTATTCTGCGATCTTCGGGGACTACGAGGCCACCGCGAAGCAGCTGCCACTCGACCTCGACATCCCCGCCGTCATGTTCACCGACCGGTCCGATCTGGCCGCCCAGGCCGCCCGGGTCGGCTGGTCGGTCGTTTTCGCTCCCGAGACATACAACCGCTTCGAGGTCGACCCGGGCAACGGCGACCCGGCTATCACGGTGCCGATGCTCGCCCACAAGTACTGGAAGACGCACCCCGATCAGGCCATGGGCGTGTGGCGCACCGTGGACCCGGGACCACTCCCCGATGCCTCGATCTGGGTCGACGGGAACATGCGCATCACGATGCCCGGGCCGGCCTGGGTGGCCGCCAACGTGGCCGCGCTGGGCGATGACGAGTGGTCGCTCATGAAGCACCCGTGGCGCGACACCGTGGCCGCTGAGCACACCTACACGGCGGCGGTGTGCTCGGGTCGGTACTCCGTCGAGGCCATGGCGCGGCTCATGGAACACCTGGGGCGGATCGGGTTCCCCGACAACCTCGGACTGTTCGCCAGCGGACACATGGTGCGTCGACACACGGCCGGCGTGATCGACGCGTGCGAGGACTGGTGGCGGCACAACGTCACGTACACGCACCAGGACCAGCTGAGCCTGCCCTGCGTGCTCTGGCCGTGGCTGGAGACCGAGATGCGCTGGAACGCCAACCTGCCCTGGGGGCTCTGGGAACTGATGGGTCACGGAGCATGAGCCGCCGCGAGACGATCAGCGTCGTCACCCCGGTCCACCCTGGCCGGATCCGCAACGGGCTGTTCGCCGAGTGCCTGCAGTCCATCCACGCCCAGACGCTGCTCCCCGACGCGCACTGCGTCGCCATCGACCTGGACGGCGAGGGGGCGGCGCCGACGCGGCAGAAGGCGCTGATGCAGGCCCGGACGGACTGGGTGGCCTTCCTCGACTCGGACGACCTCTTCCTGCCCAGGCACCTGGCCCGGATGCTGCACCACGCGCAGGAGCACGAATTGGACTTCGTCTACTCCTGGTTCAAGGTGCTACAGGACTTCGGCGGCGGGAACCGGCGCGTCCTCGAAGACGACCCGATCTTCCCGATGACCCACTACCTCAACCCGTGGAACCCCGACGACCCGATCGAGACCACGATCACGGTATTCGTGCGCACCGAGCTGGCCCAGTCGGTCGGGTTCCAGGCGCTCGACCGGGGGGAGGCCAACTCCGGCGAAGACCGGTTCTTCACCCTCGGCTGCATGGCGGCTGGCGCGAAGATCGGCCACCTTGTCCGGAAAACGTGGTTATGGCGACATTCTAACGTTAACGGCGTTGTGCTAAATACGTCCGGTTTGCCAACTAAGGGGGATGCGGTATGAGCGGCGGCGTCAGCGAGTGGGACATTCACGGGCCCAGCGAGTACGCGTGGACGCCGGACGAGGTCGCCCAGGTCGTACGCGCGGCGCAGGCGTTCCACGCCGCGTTGCCCAACGCGACGGGCAAGCTGCACCACACGGTCACGCTTCACGGGGTCGGCGTGCTCCCCGCCTCGGTGCCGGTGGACTGGCCACAGCCCGGCGACCCTGTCATCCAGCTGGCTCCATGCCCGATATGCGGCCGCAAAGACTGGCCGGAGGGCGGCCAGCACGCCGCCAGAAACATCCACATGCGCACTCACGAGAACACTGCGGATCGCCGGGCTGCGGGCCGGGGCGAGCAGCCGCAGCCCGGCGACACGACCACGCATGCATACATCCCCGAGCACCTAGAGGGTGCCGAGGTCGCGCAGTGGCTGGTCGATCATCCTGACGCGAGGCTTATCAAACCGTGACCGTCGACCCGTACGCCGGTCGCGACCCGACGAACCCGTGGGGCTACTGCGCCTGCGGGCATCCGTGGATGCGCCACGACGTCGAGGAGTATACCGGCGACGAATCGGAGATGTGCTGCGTCGAGGGCTGCGACCAGGCCCAGTGCCCCGGGAAGGTGTCGCGCGCCACAGCGGGTGAGCCGCAGTGATCGTCTACGTCTACCCCGCCGACCCCTATGGCTGCGGGTTTCTACCGTCTCGCCTTCCCCGCGGCGGCCGCGGCGGCGCTCGGCGCTGACGTCCGGCTCGTCATGCCCTCGGACCGGGTCGGGATCGGCGGCGAGGTGGACACCCGCACCGGCCGGCTGGTCAACCTGAAGTACCCGCCCGACGCCGACGTGGTGGTCTTTCAGCGCGTCGCCATGACCACTCTGGCCCAGGCCATCCCCCAGTTGCGCGCGGCGGGGGTGGCCGTCGTGGTCGACATGGACGACGACCTGACGAAGATCGACCCCAACAACCCGGCGTTCCACGGGTTCCAGGTCAAGACCGGCAGCCCCCTGCACAACTGGCGTAACGCCCATCAGGCCTGCCTGGACGCCACCCTCGTCACCGTGTCCGCGCCGGCACTGCTGCGGGTCTACGCGCCGCACGGGCGCGGTGTGGTGCTGGAGAACCGGGTACCGGCGGCCTACCTGGACGTGCCGCATATCGACTCCGCAGCGATCGGGTGGGCCGGGTCCATCCACTCCCACCCGGTCGACCTGCTGCCGCTCGGCCCGGCCGTCCAGCGGCTCGTGCGCGAGGGCGTGGAGTACTGGGGCGTCGGCCCCGACTACCGCCTGCAGCGCGGCGACGGCGGCCTGGCGCGGGCGCTCGGGGTGGACGAGGCGGAGACCGTCGGGGACGTGGGCTTCGCGGACTGGTCGCGGGCGGTGGCCACCCTGGGGGTCGGCTTCGCCCCGCTCGCTGACACCGACTTCAACGCCGCGAAGAGCTGGCTGAAGCCGCTGGAGTACATGGCCTGCGGGGTGCCGTTCATCGCCTCGCCGCGCGCCGAGTACGTGAGGCTGGTCGCGCAGACTGGGGTCGGGGTGATGGCCAAGGATCCACGCGACTGGTACCGCCTCGGCAGGCGGGCGGCGGCGGATCAGGCCTGGCGCGTCGAGCAGTCGGCGGCCGGCCGCGCCGCGGTGCTCGAACACGACCTGACCTACGAGGCGTCGGCGTGGCGGTGGCTCGAGGCCTGGGAGCATGCGCTGAAGCTGCAACGGGGATAGGTGGGTGGAACGTCACTCACCCGGTACCGTCATGACCATGGCCACCTACGCACAACTGGCGAACGAACCGGAGTGGGGCGCCCAGTACACCCCGCCGGCCATGGTCACCGAGCTGCTCGCGCCGCTGCGCGAGCTCTACGGGCTCGGCCCGAACGCGGTGGGCGCAGCCGGCGACAACAACCATCTCTCTGGTCGGCACCGGTCCTACGCCTGGTGCCGGAACTCGCGGTTCTGTGGCGACCGCGGGTACGGCACCAGCGATGCCCGCGACCAGGGCGGTGACCGCAACTGGTACCGGGCGGCCGACGTCGGCATCACCGGTCAGGCGCTGTTCGACGCCTCGCGTCGCATGGACGCCCTAGTGCGCTCCGGGCGGGCGCCGGGCATCGCGGAGTGGTTCGGCACCTTCGACGGCGTCCGCGTGGTCGGCTGGTTCCAGGGCAACCCATCCACCTCGGACTCGTCGCACCTGTTCCACCTGCACGTCGGGTTCTGGAACTCGTCCGCCAATGACCAGGTGCTCATGCGCCTGGTGTACGCCACCATCGCCGGCATCGAGGACCCGTCGACGGTGCCAGCCGCAGACATGAGGAGAGACGCGATGTTCAGGATGATCGACCCCGAGGGCAACCAGTTCGTGATCGCGCCTGACGCACTGAGTCCGACCGGCTGGTCGTATGTCGAGATCACGCCGGACCGGCAGGGGTGGGCACTTGTCGCGGCCGGCATCGGCACCGCCAACGGCAACGTCAACGACCCGAACGCGGACCCGCATTCGAAGGGTGGCGGGGCACTGGACTGGCGTCCCGGCATGTTCGGCCCGTCGAAGGCCGAGGTCCGTGCGCAGTTCCTCGCCGACGTGCTGGCCGGAGTGCGCGCGGCACCGGAGTGAGCACGGCCGCCATTCTCACGGCCAGCGCGGCTCTGTTCACGGCGCTCGTGGCCGGCGTGCTGGCCATCATTCGCGAGATCCGCAGCGTGCACGCCATCGTCAACCAGCAGCGCACCGACATGCTCGCCGAGATCCGCGACCTGAAGCGGTCACTGCGGGCACATGGTGGAGATCCAGAGGACTAGCTATCACGTTCAGCAAGATCTTGCCGGTGACCTGGACCCAGTCGCCGGCCAGCACTGTATCCGAGATGGCGGCATGATGACCCTGGAGGACTGGCAGGCCATCGGCATCGTCTGCGGGGCGATCCTCGCCCTGGCCGGCGTGCTGCTGCTCGCCGGGAAGGGGATGGGCATGCTGTGGGACTGGCGTTTCGGGAGGGACATCAAGGCGAGCCTGCAACGACTCGAAGCGGCCATGTCCGAGATGAAGGAAGACGTCGTCGCCGAGATCCGCGACGAGCAGGAGCGTCAAGCCGCCTGGCAGGCCGAACACTCCCTACTACACGGCATCCCCGTGCCGGCCCCGCGTAACGGCAACGGCGGCGCGGCGGGGATCACAGCGAGACACCGGAGGGCATCATGATCCAGAGTCGCTACGCCAAAGCCATCGTCGCCGTGCTCGGCGCGGTCGTCACCTCGGCCCTGACCATCTGGGGACCGGACACCAACGTCGGGCGTTTCCTGGTCATCGCCTCGGCCGGCCTGACCGCGGCCAGCGTGTACGTGGTGCGCAACGCACCGGAAGGCTCCGGCGGCTCGGACCGCTACCGCTGATGGACTGGATCAAGTCCAGTCACTCCAGCGAGTCGGCCAACTGCGTCGAGGTCGCGGTGGCACCCGACGGGTCGGTCCTGGTCCGCAACAGCCGCCGGCCGTCGAGCGGGTGGATGAGGTACACGCCGCAGGAGTGGGACGCATTCCTGGCTGGCGCCGCGGCCGGTGAGTTCGCTCGCGAGCGCTTGACACCTCACTAGGTTCCGGTACGGTCGGATGCATGACATCTGACAGAAAGCGCGCTCTGGTCGCGACGGCCGCCGGCCTGCTGGTCGGCGCGGTGATAGGCCTACCCGTCGGCGGAGCGCTCGCCGCGGCCCAGGCCGACCCGCAGCAGGTCGTGTGTCCGGCCGGGGTATCGCTCATCGTCTCGCCCGGAGGTTCGTGGTCATGCGGCACCGCACCCTCCGTATCACTCAGTGCGACGCCGACTGCAAGCCCGTCGGTGAGTCCGTCGTCATCGCCATCGACGCCGCCACCGAGCACTTCGACTGGACCCTCGACGACCCCGTCGTCGAGTCCGACCGGGCCGGCGACGTTCCCGCTGAGCTGCCGGACACGCCTGGCTGAGTGCGGCTACCCGAACGAGGGCAACACGGGCGTGCCGGCCGGTGCGGTGCTGACGCCGATCAACGGCAACCTGACCATCCGGGCCGGCGGCACGTGGCAAGACCTCGAGGTGATCGGCTGCGTCGAGATCGCCACCTCGGCGCCGGTCGTGATCCGCCGACTGAAGGTGCACCCGCCGGCCGGCGGGAACTGCGTGACCGGCAACATCCACCACGAGGGCGCCGGCAACATCCTCATCGAGGACACCACGTCCTTCTGTGCGGTGGCCCGCGGGCACGGTTTCTGGATCTCCAACGCGGTCATGAACCGCGTGCGGACGTATGGCTGCGAGAACGGCTTCGAGCTCAACGGGAACACCACCGTCCGGCGGTCGCTGGTGAGCGGCAGCGAGAGCGGCGGAAGCGACCCGCACGGGGACGGCATCCAGTCCCAGGGCGGCGACAACGTGGTCATCGAGGGCAACACCCTGCTGCAGGGCGCGATCACTTCGGCGATCATCACCAACCCGTTCAGCAACCGGAACTGGAAGATCCGTGGCAACTTCCTCGGCGGTGGGGCGTACACGCTGTACTGCCCCGAGAACGGGAAGGCCGGCTGGGAGGTCACCGGCAACCGGTTCATCGCCAAGGGCGAGCCCGGCGGGGCGGCCTACGGCATGACCGATGCGTGCGGCGGCCTGCCCGTCTGGGGCGACAACAACCCAGACGCGACGACGGCCGCGGACAACCGCTACGACCACAGCGGGGCGCAGGTCCAGCCGTGACCTGAGCCAGTCGAAGCACTTCGATAGCTGGACAAAAAGAAGAGGCCCCAGGTCAATGACCTGGGGCCTCTTGGGAGTGGGGGACCGAACTAGGCGGCGTCCGCCACCGGTGTCAACTCGAACGGCTTCCGGATCAGCGTGCCCGCGGCGGCGTCACTGCGCGCCCGAGCGAGGCTCTCCCGGTACTCACGTCCCGCCTGCTCGGCCGCTGTCTCGGCCGGCGTCACCGGCCGCACCACGACGGCTGACACGTCGGCCAGATCGGCCAGCCCGGCCCGCAGCCCCCGCACCTTGCGCGTCACCTCGACCAGCGACAGCGTGGCCACCAGCATGACTCCGTCGATCGCGACCGGGTAGGCGTAGACCACCCAGCCGGTGTAACCGACGCTGATCATGAAGTTGACCTGCTGTTGCCACGAGATGCCGAAGCAGATGCCGGCAACCAGGGCCGTGCCGGCGATCCGACCGGCGGCCAACCACCGCGAGGTGGCCGGGATCCGGGCGATCAGCTCGACACAGAGGAACATGAAGACCGGGGCGGAGCCACCGATCGAGTGCCCAACGACCCCGCCGGGGGCGTGCATCACGTTCAGGGTCACCGTCACTCCGACAAGAAGGACGGTGACGACCGTAACGAAGATCCACAGACGGCGGAACTCGCGAAGTTCGTTTTGGAGCTTGGTCATGGTGTCTCCCAACACTCGTGACCGACCTGCACCAGACGGTGCATTGTGACCGGAGGGTCTGCTCTGAGGTGCCCTCCGGTCTGACCTTCCCGATCAGCCGACCTGCGCGCGGAGAGCATGTCGTACGCCTGGTTCAATGCGCTCATCGCTACCTCCCAGTAGCTAACCCGCTTGAAGGCGCGGGGCGGGCCTCGTGCGCGCCCCGGCCTCGCACCGGGGTGGCTGCTGGTCGCGTTCCTAATCACACACACTCGCGGCACGGACGGCCCCGCCTCGGCGCCCCACAAGTGGGGCACGGGCTCATGCCCTTCGCCTGGGCGCGGTCGGAGGTCTCCATGTCGAGGATCTTCTCCTCGACCCATGCCTGCGCCTCGGCAACGGAGGCGCAGGTGGTGACCAGCATTCCGTTGCCCCCGCGGCGAATTTCGGCGGTGCCGTCAGCAAGTTCCACGATTCGGTACATCGCTACCTCCCAGTAGCTGCCCGCTTGAAGGCGCGGGGTGGGCCTCGTGGAGGAATGCGGATTCGAACCGCCCACCAGGCCCGGTGCCTGGCCCACTCCTTGTTGGGATCCCCCTCGTGGAGCGCCAGGGCTTGAACCTGGGTGCACCGGCCGGATCCGGTTTCGCTCCGCTCTGTTCGGCGTTCTTGCTGCTTCCCGTGCGCCGCGCCCTTTGTCACTCAGAACCGGATCCGCATCTCTTCGAGTGCGGCCTCGCGGCGTTCGATCTCGGCCTCCACCTTGGCCAGAAGCTCCATGTCCTCGGCGGACTCGGAGGCGTCGAGCCACAGGTGGCGCAGCGCGGATCGGATCGTCTTGAGTTCTCGGGTCGTGAGGTCCATGTCGGTCTCCCTCCGACGGCCGTCCCTTGCGGACAGCTGAGTGAGCGGCAGGGGCTTCGACCCCCTGCCGCCCTTCGATCACCGGACCATCCGTACCTCGTACGTGGTCTCGCCGAAGCACGACTGGAGCTTGCACTCCTGGTCGCACCCCAGCCAGACATCCCAGCCCTGAGCGGGGCTTTCCGAGATCCAGAGCAGCTTTCCCCACGCGTCGGTGTCACCCATGCTTTCGTGGCAGTGGGCAACCTCGATCGCGTTCAGGTACAGCCACAGCTGGTCGGTCGGGATCTGGCCTTCCCAGGTGCCGTTTGACGGCACGCGGCGCGGCGAGCTGAACAGCGGCGGATAGGTCTTTTCGGTCTCACTCATGGCTACCTCCCAGTAGCTATGGCGGGTTGTTCCGCGTGCCCGGTAGAGCGGGTTTGGGAGAACCACAGAGGCTCTACCGGGCTGGCCGCGATTGGTGCAAACCCCGCGGCCGAGGTTGGTTCGTGCCCGCCCTTGTCTTGGCGAATCCAATGTCTCCCCGGGCTGGTTCTCTGGCTTGCCGACCGCGCGCCTGGTTGATCTCCTGGGCCTTCGGTCGGGGCGGAGCCCCGGATCGTCTGTAGTTCTCCCTTGCTTCCTCTACTATACCACACGTGGCACCAATGGAGGCACGACGAGGGCACGAAGGTGTGTGTCGGGTATCTGACACGTGTGGTTCCACGCTTGACACCGCCCTTGGCCTTAGCCTGGGTGCCATGGAAGCGATGAAGGATCTGCGCGACGTGATCGCGCACTACGACGAGCCCACCGGGCGACAGTTCGACGGCCTGGACATCGGATCGCTGGGAATCCTGCATCGGGCTTTACGTGCCGCGCTGGCCGAGACCGAGGCCGTGCTCACGCCGGCCATCCACGCCGGGTCGGCCAGGGGTATGACCTACGTCGAGTTGGCCACCGCGTCCGGGTACGGCAGCGTCACGACCATCGTGAAGATCATGAAAAGCGCGCCGACCCGGGTACCGCGGGGTCGGCGCACTGTACGCCGCTAGAGCCCCACGCCGGACAGCAGCATCTCGACGTCCCGGCGGAACTCGGCGGCCGTCGCGCGCTTGCCCGTGTCCGCGTCGAGGTGGTTGAGCCGGTCCTCGATGCCTTCGACCACGCCGCGCAGGTATTCGAGCTCGGCCAGCTCTTCGTCGTCGAGGCCGCCTTCCTCGTCGTGCAACTGGCGCAGCGTCGCGGCGCCGAGCACGTAGCCCTGGTCGGCCAGGATGTCCGCGATGACCGGGCGCAGGGCGTCGGTGCTCACGCGACCCTCGCGGTGCCCTGGTGCCAGCGCTTGGCCTGCGCGATGTTGGTCATGATGTCGACGAACACCCGCTTGTACTGCTCGTGCTCGGCGATGGCCGTGATGTTCAGTGCCACCGCCTCGTCCAGGCTGGCCGTCAGCAGCGGGGAACGGCGAGGCCGGCGCGAGGCCGGGGCACGCTCGACGAACGCGGCGCTGGCGAGGGGCTGGCCTGGCAGGCGCAGCTGGTCGGCCATGGCCTGCAGCGCGGTCTCCCTGGTGTCCAGGATCGCGGCCTTCCCGAGCAGCTCCTGACGGCGCGAGCGCACGGTGACCAGGGCCAGCCCGGCGCCCCCGCCCAGCATGCTCAGGTGCGTGATGAGCAGAACGATCGTTCTCAGCATGTCGTCCATCCTCTCCATCCCCCGTGCGTCCGCATCTTGATCTAGTCGTTGGTTGCTACTTCTGGTCCCTCTTGGCGGCCTCCTCGGCAGCCAGACGGTCCCGTTCGCGCTGGGCGGCGCGCTCCGCCCTGGCCGCCGCGAACTCGCGGGCCTCACGCGCCACGCGCTGTGCTTCGGTCTCGCTCATCGTTCGTCCCTCGGTCGGTTGTTCTTCGTCTCCCGCTCGATCTCGCGCAGGGCCCGCTGACGCTCGCGCTCCGCCTCGGCGGCAGCCTCGCGACGGGCCCGGTCCGCGTCACTCTCGGGCATCGACTACTCCTAGGATTTGTGCCGCCGGGGGTCCGGAGCCCAGTCATCGGACCCCCGGCGCGCTGGGTTGAGTCAGAACGCCGGGACGGTGGCGAGCACCTGGGCGGCCTGCTCCGGGTTGAGCTGGGCCCAGGTCTCGGGCGTCCAGCCCTGCGCCTGCAGCTTCGGGATCTGGGTCGGCAGCGCCGCGCCCCAGGGGCTGACCGGGGTGGGCTGGAGACCAGCCGCGGCGAGCGCCGCCTGGGCCTGCTGAGCCTGGAACGCGGCGAAGTCGAACGCCGGGGGCACGGCCGGCGCGGGCTGGCCGGGGGGCGTCGGGATGCCCGGCATGGGAGGCATGACCGGGGCGGGGGCGGGCGGGTAGCCGTAGTTGACGCTGTTGGCCGGAGGCATGGGGCCGGCCGGTACGGCGTTGGCCTTCTGCGGGACGGGAGCGCCAGGGATGGGCTGCGGGGTGCGGTACGCCATGGCGCCCATAGACAGCGCGGTGTAGATCTCGATGGCCTTGGCCATCTGTGGCGTACCGTCGACCGCCACCAGGTTGAACGGCATGTTGCCGAACGTCGACCGCTCGATCACGCCCAGGATGAGCTGCCCGACCAGCGGCTGCCCGCCCGGCGCCAGGGCCTTGACGATGGTCTGGTTGTTGACCCAGACGCCGTCGAAGCGGGCCGGCCCGCCCACCGAGAGGTAGTGCGGGGTGGGCTTGCGCTCCCATTCCGGCGAGCCGCCGAACACGACCGGCTGGTCGCCGGGCGTGGACAGCACGATCAGGTCCGCCGTGACGCGGTCGCGCGGCGGGCTGGCGTTCGCGCCCTCCCCGACGCCCTTCTCGTTGCCGGGGGCACCGGCCGCGGTGAACTCCCTGGGGCTGTAGGCCACCAGGCACCCGACCAGGTCACGCGGCCTGGGCGCCGGGTCCGGCGCGCCTGGGGCGGCCGGGCTGCTGAACGGGTTGGACTGGGTCATGAGAGCTTCCTTCTCGTCTGTGTGTTCGATGTGGTTCGACGCTACTTGAGACCTAGTGACACGTCAAGTGCTGACAGGGCAAGTGGTCAGGATCAGCGCCCGCCGCCGCCCTTCTTGTCGCCGCTCTGGCCGCTCTTGCGCTCGCGCTCCATGTCCTGACGCGTCTTCTCGTCCTCGCGTGCGTGCTCCGGGTCGTACCCGTCGCCACCCTTTTTGGTCATTTCCGTTCCTCTCTCCACCCCGACCCGCCGCAGCCGCCGCAGGTCACCCGGCGTCGGCCGCCGGTGCAGTTGATGCATCCCCGGCCGTGGCACGGGCAGGGGATGGACACGGTGCCCGTCCCGGAGCAGTTCGCGCATTTGACCTGAGCCATGGCCTTACCGCCCCCAGGGGAGGTTGAGCCCGTCGCCGAGGTGGCGCGGGACGAGGTGGATGTGCAGGTGCTCGACGGTCTGCGTGGCCGCCGGCCCCATCGACGTGATGACGTTCCAGTCGCCCCGGTCGGACAGGCCGCGCACGTAGCTGGCGGCCGTCTCGGCCAGCGACCCGAAGAGTCTCGGGTCCTGAGCGAAGCTGGCGACGTGGCGTCCGGACACAACGATCAGATGGCCGGGGGTGACCGGGTCGAGCGGTTCCAGGATCATGTCGTAACGACTGACCCACACGATCCGCGTCGTAGCCACGCTCAGGTCGGCGAAGATGGCGCAGAACGGACAGCCGCTCACTTCTTGATCCACGGGAGGCGGACGGCCGTGTGGCCGCGGGCCATCCAGTCGCGGGTGATAACCGCCGCCGCCGGCTTCGCCCGCTCATCGGCGAGCCACTGGTCCCACACCCGCTTCGCCTCGGCCGGATCGTTCGGCAGAACGAGCGGCCCCACGTACGGGTTGGTCAGCGGGTCAAGGTCGGCACGGTGCCGTCCGTCAGGCAGCAGGTCGCCACCACCCAGCGGGCCATAGGCGCGCGCTGTTGCCCGGTCGCGGTCCTCTTCGGTGGCGTACTCGGTGCCATCGAGCGTCTTGAAGGTCTTGGGCTGGTCGGTCATGCGGCTCTCCTAGCTTCGAGGGTTCGGGTGTAGCTCACGCGCGCTGTCCCGCTCGCTCGCGCTGGGCTCGGGCAATCGCCCGCTGACGGCTGATCTCACGCGGGTCCAGATCGCGATGGTGATTCCGGGCGGGGTGTTGCCCTGCTCGACTGCCCAAACGGTCATGACGTCACCTCGGCGGCAGGCCGGAGTCGGAGTCGACGGATCTCCTCGATGAGCGCTTCGAGGACGTTGTTCACGTGGTAGTGCTGATCCCGCATCACGTGGATCGCCGACCCACCATCCGACCCGTCGTCGACCACCTCGGCGACCGCCTTGGTGTCCGAGCCGCCGAGCTGGGCCATCAGGTCGAGGAAGTCGTGGACGCTGCTCCGTTTCGCCTCCGGCCCCGGGTTGATGGCCTGCCACAGCAGGTCCAGGGTTGCGTCGTCCACGGGGAACGGCGGGAGTTCGTTGGATCCCTCTTCGTTGATCATTTGGTTTCTCCGGTCAGAGACGTAGGAACAGGCGAGGGCGCGATGGCTTCGAGGGCGGCGTGGAACCGGCGTAGGCGCGAGACCTGGGCCGAGTCCCAGCCGTGCCGCTCGGCGACCTCGCCCATCGCTGATTCGTCCGGGTTGTCTTCGTCGTCCCAGCCGAGGAACAGCGCCCACAGGAAGGCGTCACCGCGGTCCAGTCCCCAGTCACGGACGTTCGTGGCCATCATGCGACGAACGGCCTCGATGGCTTCGTGGACGGTTTCGAGCGTCTCGTCCTTGATCATTATTTCTCCTCGGGTATCAGGTGAGACAGGAGTCACGCGCGCTGTCCCGCTCGCTCGCGCTGGGCTCGGGCAATCGCCCGCTGACGGCTGATCTCACGCGGGTCCAGCTCAGCCGCCGACACGGGACTCGTTCTGCACCTTCCATGGCACGACGCGCAGCAGGTCGGCGCCGTGATCAAGGACCATGCCGTCGTAGTTGGCCACATGGTGTTCGGCTGCGGCCTCGTTGTCGTAGATCGCGATGGTGATTCCGGGCGGGGTGTTGCCCTGCTCGACTGCCCAAACGGTCATGACGTCACCTCGGCGGCAGGCCGGAGTCGGAGTCGACGGATCTCCTCGATGAGCGCTTCGAGGACGTGCCCGGGAGTGCTGGACGGCAGCAGGGTGGCCGGCAGGTCCAGGTCCAGCACCACGTTGTGCATGTGCCCCGGCGGGTCGAACGGCGTGGACCGGACCACGGACGTGATCACGTTGGTGGCGTCGGAGAGCTCGGCGGTCAGCGACCGCTCGGTCTCGTAGTCCTTGAAATCGGCCACGGCGTACATCTGATGAACCAGCGGTAGGTCACTCATCGCCCACCACACCCGGACAGGCAGCCCTCCGGGTCGCAGTGCAGTCCCTGGGCCATGCGCGCCAGCTCCGGGTGCGCCTCGACCGGCCAGGGCAGGCCCATGCCGTCGGCGAACGCCTTGACCTGCGGGGCGCCATACTGCGCGTAGTCGGCCTCCCCCATCGCGGTCACCACGTCGTCGTGACCGAGCAGCCAGGCGAACTCGGTCAGCTTGGCGACGCTACGGCTGGCCGAGATGCCGCGATGTCCGACGATCTTGCCGATGGCGAATTCCAGGTACTCGGCGGCCCCGGTGGTCAGGGTCTCGTCGGTGGTCTTCGGCCACTCGTCCGCCGTGACGCCGGCCGCGACGAGATCGCGTGCGCTGGCGTGATCGAAGTCCAGCGCCATGATCAGCACCTCGCGAGCGAAGCCGAAGAAGTCGTCTGCGTCATTGGTCTTGGCCGTGATTCGGTCCAGGATCTCTTCCTGAGTCTTCATGTGCTCGCTCCATCTCGCATCGACTGGACCGGGCAGAAGTCGACGGATCCGCAGGACGAGCACATGTTGTCCACGTGCGGGGCGAAGACGGCGTGCTTCATCGCCCGCTGCGCCGCCTGGTAGCGGTAGTCGATCTCGTCCTGGCCGGCCTTGGCGGGCAGCGGGATGGGCGGGGTGTAGGTACCCAGGCGGGCCCGGTAGTAGCGGCCCACGATCGGCAGACCGAAATTGGACGGCAGGTGCTTGCGCAGCACATCGCCGTACTCGACCAGCTGGAAATGATCGACGGGCAGGGACTTGCCGGCCTTGATGTCGACCACTTCGAGCGCGGCCGTCGGGTACTCGTCGGTGGTCGAGAGCCAGGCCACGTCGATGCGGCCCTCCATCGTGATCGCGCTCGAGCCGGCGTTGACCGTGAACGGCAACTCCAGCACCGGGACGCGGGTGTCGCTGGGCAGCGCCGGGACCTGCAGCAGGGTGTGCCGCGAGCGCCAGGCGGTGTCGTGGACGGTCAGGTACTTCTTGACCATGTCGAGGCCCTGGACGCGCCACCAGTCGTAGTTCTCCAGCCCCTTGTTGGCCACGTGCCAGGTCGACGGGTTGGCGTAGGGCGTGCCGATCAGGGACGCGCTGATCTCACTGACCTGCAGGGTGAGGGCCTCCTCCCAGAACTCCTCCCAGTTCGGCGTCTGGGCGGCCGTGGCCGGGTCGGCGCCGCCGATGCTGATGGACACCCGCTCGATCGCCTCGATCGCGGCGTGCAGCGCGTTGCCGCCGATGAGCGACCAGGACGGGCGCCGCGGACCGAGGTGGCCGGCCTTGGACGCGTCGGAGAGCAGGGCGGACAGGCCGCACTTGGACAGGCTCTCGACGTAGGAGTGCGAGAGGTGCGGGCGGGGGACCGGGTAGGTGGCGGCGATCAGCGGGCCGAGCTCGCCGAACATCAACCGCTTGACCGGGGCGCGGTTCGTGCCGGGGGCGGCGGGCGAGGTGAACGGGTTGTCGACGGCCGGCGTGGGCTGCACGGGCTGGTCCTTCGGGGTTGGCTCGTAGGTGTTGGTCGCGCCGGACAGGTAGTCCAGGGTCGCGTCGCCGGTGATGACCAGGCCACGCTTCGTGCCCGGGACGAGTTCGGTGAGCCGCTCCGAGGCCGCCTGGCCGACGGCCGCGCTGCACAACGTGCAGATGATCACTCCGGACTTGAGCGTCGAGCGCTGGGGCTCGGGGTGCGAGCACGCCTCGCGCATCGCGTCGAACGCAGCCGCGGTCTCCTTCTCCGCCTGTGCGGCGACCTCGTCCTGCGTGCCCTCGCCGTACTCAACTCGGCCGTCGTCGTGTCGCACGATCACGCCAGGACCGGGGTTGACGAGTAGTTCGCTGGGGACCGTGGGGAACTGGATGCCGCCACGCTTCGCGTATACAACGCCCGGATCGTTGGTCTCACCGCGCATGAACGCCATAAGCTGCTCGGGGTTCTCGGCGGTCATGGCGCCCCCGAGTGGTTCGACCGGCACCGGGATGACCAGGGTCCCCGTGCTCACGATGTTGGGCGCGGTCAGCCCCTGGGCGAAGCCGACCAGTCGCGCCGCCGCCTGCGTGAGCTGGTCGGCCGTGGACTTCCACCCGCGCCGCTTGGCCGTCGCGAAGTACTCGGCGTCCTCGCGCCAGACCTGCGCCAGTTCCAGCATGGCGGCCTGGACCGCGACAGCCGTGCCGCCGTACCTGTCGACGTTCACCCCAAGAGTTTCGGCCAGGGCCTTGTCGCTGGCGCTCAGAACTCGGGCGCGGGCGGCGGCCTGGCGCTCGCGAACCTCGTCTGCCGCGGTGTCTGTGGTTGATGTCGTCACGCTGCGAGACGCTAGCGGCTGACCTAGTGACATGTCAAGTGCTTGCCACGCGGCAGCCAGCTGGGGCGGGCAGACGCCGTTGCCGATCGCCTTGAGCGCCGGGGAGCGCGGCAGGGCGTCGGTGACGTGACCGGCCGGGATGCACATGAGCCACTCGGCGAACGCCGGCGCCAGGCGGGGCGCTCCGTTGCGGTTGGGCTCGGTCGGTACGGGCGGTGGGCCGTACAGCTCGGCGTGCCGCGCCACCGCGACCGCGAACCGGCCCCAATGCTCGGGCTGCACGGCGCTCGACATCGCGAGATCGCCCTTACGGCCGCGTTGCCCCGGGCCACCGTTGACGCCATCGTCGGGAGTAGGGCCAACTCCGCGGCGAGGGGGATGCCGTTGCTCCGGCGATGCTCGGCCCAGTGGGCGGCATCCCCCTCGCCGC